GCTATATGATTAGTGCCTCGGATACTCAAGTCACTAACGTAGGCGATTTTGTTCAACTGTCAGATAATGACGCACTAGTAGATACTGCTGGTTTTGGCGTATATCCTGCTGTTGAACGTATTGGGTCTGGCACCGCTGTACCCATTGTAGGTGTTATTGTTGGGTTTGACGTAGATTATTCAAACCTAAATGCTGGTGCTGTTCGTAGCGCCTCCACTCGTCGAGTAGCTCTTGTAGCTGACTCACCTGACCTGCTTTTTGCCGGTCCTCAAGACGGGACTGGTGGTGTTGTAGCTGCAGCTTCAGTTGGTCTAAATGTGGCAATTAACTTGGGTACTGCCCAGTCAGTTGCTCCCTTTGCTTCAGGTATGTCAGTAGATAGTTCTACTGTAGCTACTACAGCAACTCTCCCTCTGCAGATTGTTGGCGTCACTGCTGCTCCTGATAACATTGTAACTGATACGGCTCGTCCTGCGGAACTACTTGTACGTGTGAATACACATGCGTATAAAGCCGCTGGTATTGCTGGTGTATAAGGAGTAGAATATGTCTATTATCAATAGTGGAAGTTTTGCAAAAGCCCTATGGCCTGGTGTTAATGCTTGGTACGGTAAGGCGTATAATGAGTATTCAGTAGAATACACAAAGCTGTTTGACACTTACAAGTCAAGTAAAGCTTTTGAAGAGGATGTTGGTATTTCAAGCTTTGGCCTTGCGGCTGTTAAGCCTGAAGGTTCACCAATTCAATACGATAGTGAGCGTCAAGCCTACATCACCCGTTACAACCATGTTGTATACGCACTAGGCTTTATCATCACTCGTGAAATGGTGGAAGACGACCAGTATGCTGTAGTTGGTCAACGCAAGGCTCAAGGCCTAGCGTTCTCTATGCGACAGACTAAGGAAATTATCGCAGCTAACGTGTACAACCGTGCTTTTAACAGTGCGTTTGTTGGTGGTGATGGTAAGGAACTTCTGGCAACCGATCACCCCTTGTTTGCTGGTGGTACTTGGAGCAACGAACTAGCTACTGCTGCTGACCTTTCAGAAGCCGCTCTAGAACAAGCTCACATTGATATTGCTGGTTTTACCAATGACCGTGGTCTGCTAATTGCAGTGAAGCCTAAGAGCCTCATCATCCCACGTCAGCTGATGTTTGAAGCCAAGCGTATTACTGCTCCTGACGGCCGTCCTGGTACTGATACCAATGACGTAAACGCCATGAAGCAAATGGGTCTTGTACCTGAAGTCATTGTAAACCATTATCTGACTGACCAAGATGCTTGGTTCCTTCGTACTAATATTCCTCACGGAATGAAGCACTGGGAGCGTCGTGCTGACGGGTTCGACATGGATAATGACTTTGACACTGAGAATGCTAAATATAAGGCAACAGCTCGTTACAGCTTTGGCTGGACCGATCCTCGCGCTCTATTTGGTAGTCCTGGTGCTTAATTGATTTTGTGTAGGTTTTGGGCCGTACCCAAATTAAATGGTAATTTCCAGCCTACCACCTTAAAGGAGATTAAGCATGGCTTATTCAAATCCCAATCTTTCTTATCCAAAGCGTCGAAGCACTATGCAGCTGGTTATTCCAGTTGCTCGAACAGATGCGGCTACTCAAAAAGCTTGGATTCCTAAAGATGCGGTAATTACTGGTGTACACGTACTACAAAACGTAAACGCATCTACAGCAGTAGCTACGTTTACTGTTGGCCTTGGTGCTGATGCTGACGGTATTCTTGAGTCTTTTACAATGGCTACTTCTAAAGTAGGTCTAGTAAATGCAGGAGCTTCAGCTGGTGTTGAAGTGCTGACAAAGCAAACCACAGACAAACCTGTAACGGTTACTTATGCTGTAGGTTCTTCGACTGCTGGTGGTACTGGTTTTGTAATCATTGATTTCTTTATTGCTGGTCCTGGCGAAGCAGTAGACGATTAATGTCCTTGGAGGCTGCGTTTGCGGCCTCCTTTTTTTGGAGAAAAATATGGCGTCTTATCATACAGCAGATGCAACACGCCCTGCTGGTAAAGCTGTTGTTGTAGTGCCTAGCGACACTACAGAACTAGGTGTTACTCGTGGTTTATATGTGGGTGCTACAGGTGATCTTGTAGTTACTATGGCAGAACAAGGAAGTTCAATTACTTTTGCAAATGTGCCTGCGGGCTCATTTCTACCACTTCAAGTTCGACTTGTAATGGCAGCTACAACTGCTTCTGATATTGTTGCACTTTACTAAGGAAATATAATGGCTACTTATGTCAAATTTGAACCTTTTACTGAAATTCAACTAACAACCCCAGTAGACTGGAACACGGACACAATTAAACTTGCGCTTAGTAACACTGCTCCTAATGCCGCAACTAATGATTTTTTTAACGATATTACAGAAATTTCTGCTGGTAATGGGTACACTGCTGGTGGAAATACTCTTTCAATTTCTGTAAGTCGTTCTGGTGGTGTAACTACTGTTACAGCAACGGATAGTGTGTTTACTGCTTCTGGTGGTTCTATTGGTCCATTCAGATACGTAATTATGTATAAAAGCACTGGTACTGCTTCTACGTCACCTCTAGTAGCATACTGGGATTATGGGTCTAGTATTACTCTTGCTAACGGTGAAACCTTTACCGCGGATATTGGTGCTGGCGGTCTGTTTACGCTGACTTAATGCTATGGATTACGCCCTTCGCATTGGACATTCGGGTCCACCTACTTTTGAGCCTGGAAATGTTTTTATTGTTTTAGCGGGCCAGTCCAATGCTCATGGGGTGGGACTGATTAATGATGTAAATGAAACCCCTTTGGATGTAGATGCTGAATTATGGGCATTTGCACAAAATTCATTTGAGCGAGTTTTTATCTGGACTGGCAATGTTTTTGTTAATTTGGAGTTAGGAATAAACAATGGCGGTCTTAACCCCCCTCCAGGATCAGGAACGAGATTTGGACCTGAGTTTGGATTGGCGGTCAGGTGGATGAGAGAGACCGCTGAAGGTAATTTGTATCTGATGAAATTAGGTACAAGTGGTGCTAGTATTACAGCGTATGAGCCGAATGCTGGGTTTAACTCTTACTCTGTATTAAGGGATGACATTAATCAGGCTGAAGTAGCATTTACTAGTGGTAGTATAACTATTGCATCACGAGCGTTTATTTGGGTGCAAGGGGAAACAGACAGACTTGAAACTCAAAGTTGGTATCAAACCAGACTTGAGGAAATGCTTACAGAGGCTTATGCGGATGAGTGGTTTTCAAATACGTCCCCGCAAATTCTTTTCCAAATGGCAACAGAATCTACATTATATGGTGCTGGAGTAGCCGCCGCAAAAGTTGCTGTCGCTGCTAACGCCCCAGATTATATTAAAACTACTCCTTCACCTAATTATTTTGAGCCAGATAATTATCATCAGAATGCTCGGGGACAGGTGCAAATGGGATACAATGCTTTTTCTTTAATATTTAATCGAGCAACAATAGAGGTGTAATATGGCAGTAGCGTTTGTTTCCGCATCCCAAGGTGGGGCCTCTAATGCCGCCTCTTTAACAATAGCTCACACGGTATCTGCGGGTGCAGACACTGCCCTTCTTGTTATAGTTCAAAGCATTGCAGCAGATCGCCTATCTGGAGGTTCCGTTACTTGGAGAGGAAATAGTATGGGAAGTCCCATTCTTACTTTCTGGAACGGAGCTGGTGCTGCTACATATGCTTGGTTAATCGTTGCTCCAGAAGTGGGCTCTGGTAACGTAGTTATTACTTTTAACAATGCAACAAGTTTTGGTAATGCAGTAGTATATAGTTTTACTGGCGTAGATCAAACTACACCAGTTGCCACAACTGCCACGTTTGGTAATGGGTTTGCTACTTCTCCACGCAGCTTACCCATCACAACTCCAGCAGACGGGGCTTGTGTAGATATGCTGTATGTCTCCGGTAACCGCACCATTACTCCAGTTGGGAGTGGGCAAACTGCGGCTGGTGTCACGATGGTAAATTCCGGGTCTTGGACACTTAGAGGTAGTTATTTGATTGGCGCCGGTTCAGTAATGGATTGGACTTTTACCGGCGGAACTTTATCAGTTATTCAAGGAGCTGTAGCTCTTAACCCAGCATCGACCGCCGCGGTTATTGATCTTGGGTCAGGTTCCTATTCTATTTCAGGTCAAGCAGTATCCACTTTAGCTTTTAGAAAAACTGACTTAAATCCTGGGGCATATTCTTGGGGTGGACAAGATGTTTCTCTAACCTATGAGCAGCCAGGAGTATATGTATTATCTCTAGCTTCAGGTAGCTACCTTTTTGAGGGGTCTGATGCTCTTAGAGTTCTCGGGTTAAATCTAGATTTTGGTAGTTACTCTATTAATGGACAAGAACTTGGTTTTACACGAACTTTTCCACAGACGTATTCTATTTCATTAGAGACTGGGAACTACAACTGGTCTGGACGAAATATTAGACTTTTTTGGTCAGGAGAACCAATTACTACTACAAAACAAACTAGCCTTAGTGTCAGTATTAGGATGGGACTATAATGGATTTAAAAATCGCAGAATGGCTTGTAATGGCAGGGTTATCAGGAATAGTGTGGTTTATGAAGAGAACTTTAGATCAAACCGAAAAACGGATAGAAAAGTTAGAAGAAAGTCAAACTAGTATTAAAGAAGAATACCTTCATAAAAATGACTTTAAAGAGTTCAAACTTGAGCTACGCGAAATGTTTAATACAATTAAAACAGACATTAAAGAGCTGAAAAAATGAGTACATACAAAGCTGGTAGCTGGAATGCAATTTGTGATGTGTGTTCTTTTAAGTTTAAAGCTGACCAGCTAAGAAAAAGATGGGACGGTTTAATGGTCTGTGACAAAGACTTTGAATTAGACCACCCTCAGAAATACTTAAAAGTTTTTGAAGATAAGACAAGTGTGCCTTGGGTACGCTCTAGACCAGCAGATGTGTTTATTACTGAGTGTAATGCTCTAACTTCTTCTAGTGTAGCTGGGTATGTCACTGTTGGCTGCTGGATTGCTGGTAAACCAGCCCCTTTTAGTTATTGAGGATTTTTATGGCTGATTTAGGAACCGTAGTAGATAAAACAACTTTAATTCCTGCTGCATGGGTACAAGATGTAAATGATTTTGTATATCGAGCAAGTGTCAAACTCTTTGGAGTTAATGAACCTGCTGCGGACCTTGCCAACCTTACAGCAGCTATTGCAAGTGCCCCATCAGGGGCTGTCTTAGAACTTTTTGGTACGTTTAAGTTAAATACTACCATTATTATTGAAAAACCTTTAACACTAAAACTATCTCCTACAACTGTACTAGACTTTTCTAGTCTTCCTGCAGGAACAGTGCTGGGTCAAACCTCTGGAATTATTTTTAGAGGAACTACACTTGGAAGTAACTTAACTCTTTCAAGTAATCTAAACGAAAAATCAACTCAAGTTGTTGTAAGTTCCACAAGCACCTTAGCAGCTAATGACTGGGTTATGCTTCGATCAAACGACTTGTATGCTGCTGGAGCAGCGCCGGGTCTTGCTACTCTAGGTCATTTTGCTAGAATTAGAACTATTGATAGTGGTACAAATCTAACTTTATATACAAGAAGTCCTTTTACATACAACACAGCAAACAACGCTAGACTAACTAAATTAGCTTTACTTGGTGGGGCTAAAATTGAAGGCGGTCAAATTGTTATGGGTGGTGTAGGAAGTGCTCACACAGGTGTAAGGTTTGAATATTGTCTAAATCCTAGAATTGAGCAAACTCAAATTTCTGGAGGAGAAGACACTGGAGTTACCTTTGCTCTTTGTGTAAATCCTGTGGCATACCTTGTAACTATTTTAAATTCAACTAGTCCTGGTGGATCAATTGGAAACACTGGTTATGGTATTGCTAACTATTCTTGTGAAGCTGGTGCTGTTATTGGAGGATACTTCTTCAACTGTAGACATTCTGTGTCTGGTGGAGCAAGTGCTGGTTTTGTGATTCCAAAAAGTTTTAATGTTACAAAAACGTATTCATTTGCATGCGGCTTAAATACGTGGGCTTTGGATTGCCATGAGCCTTGTTTTGAGTGGATTTTTGAAGGTAATGTAACTGAAGGAGGAGCAGGTGGTTTAGTAATTAGAGGTCCAGGTACTAAAGCTCACAACAATTTAATTCGTCATCCAGCAGGAAGTGGTATTTATATTGGACAGTTTAACAACAATACCTCTGGTCTACCTGATGTAGATGTTTCAAATAATGAAATTATTGGCGCTGGAACATACGGAATTCATTTTGTAGGAAATACAGTTCCAGGAGATTTGGTACACACTTCTCTTGTTAAAAACAACACTGTTAGAGACAGTTCCCTACATGCTGTCTTAGTGCAGTATGCTTCTGGTATTGACTTATCTGGAACAATTGTTTCTGGGGTTGGTGGTACATTTCAGATGGGTATTTATCTACAAAATAGTAATAAAGTTACTATTTCAAGTGGGGTTCTAGAAATGACAGCAGCGGGAAATGGTAATGCAGTTTTTGTAGAAAACACTTCTAGAGTGCGTTTATCAAACTTAATCATGACAGGAAATGCTTCAGCAAGTACCCAGGATGCTATTCGAGCAAATGCCTCTAGTGCCCAACAAGGCCTTACAGTAGTAGCTTGTGACGCTGTGAATTTTGGTCGATATGCTTTGCATACTACAAACACAGATAGAGTTATTGCTACCAATAATGATTTTAGAGACGTAGTAAGTGCTACTAAAATCTTAATTAGTGGGGCAACTACTAGTGTCAACACAAATAACATTGTATAAGGTTTAATATGGCAACATCAGGTAATACTTCTTGGGAACTTACAAGAAACCAAATTATTGAACGTATGTATGCTAAACTTGGTATTCCTGGGGAAGGGAACACACTATCTACTCAACAATACTCTGATGGTGAGATTGCTTTAAACAGTGTAGTTGCTTTAGCTGTAACAGACGGTATGCCATTATGGAAACGTACTGTCGAAAGTCTACCACTATCAACTACAAACCAAGTATATACTTTGACTAACGCTGTTAAAGTAGAAGCTGTGTTTGTCAGAGACGTAGATGGTATTCAATATGAGATTACAAATAAAAGTCTTTATGATTTTTACAATCTTCCCAGAAGCAATTCTGGGGTACCAGTCAACTGGATGTTTCAACCAGGTATTCAAGGGGGAACACTTTCTTTATGGCCCCTAACAAGTGACAACACTACGGTAAACACTAAAACTGTGCAAGTAGTTTATCAGAGAGAGTTTGATAGTTTTACATCTGCTTTAGAAACTCCTGATTTTCCTGCATACTGGATTCCTGCTTTAATTTACAAAGGAGCTATTATGTTAGCCCCTGAGACTGGACTACCTTTACAAGACCGAATGGATTTAAAACAACAAGCTAAAGAATACTGGGACATGGCCTCAGACCAAGGTGATGAGGGTGGTAGTTTCTTTATACAACCAGAAAGACGGCAGTAATGGCTTTTACAAATACGCCTAGCAACGACACATATAGAACTATTCCAATTCCCATTGATGGTACGACTTCGTATCGCTCTGGGAATTTAGCTACTCGCCGGGATTTGCGTATTTTCAATCTTTACTATGATCGAATTTCTCAAGAGAATAAAGAGCGTGAAGTTAGACTTGTTAAGCGCGACGGTTTAGCTACTACTTTTTATTCTCTAGGAAAAGTGTCTGCGGCTAGTGCTCTACGTGGTAGTTATAATGATGTAGATACAAACACATTCTATTGGGCAGTTGAAGACAAGGTATACTCTGTATCCCCAGACACTAGTTCACTTATTAGAACTGTGGCTATTCTAGCAAGCTCTTCTGGTTATGTTGGTTTTACCTCATTTTTAAAAGCATCTGGAGATCGTTATGTGCTGTTTTCGGATGGAAACACTCTTTGGGTAGATGATTATACAACAGCTACTCAAGTTACTGATGTAAATTTACCAAGCCCGCATAAGCCGTATCCAATTTATTTAAACGGGTATGTGTTTTTAATTAAATCTGATACTGGTGAAATTTACAACAGCGAAAACGATGATCCTACAGTATGGCCTCCAGATGAGTTTATTGTAGCTGAGATTAATAGCGACTGGGGTGAGCGTATATTTAAAGTTAAGAACTACATTATCTGTTTAGGTAAAAGTTCTATTGAATTCTTTTGGGATGCAGGTAACGACACAGGAAGCCCTTTAAGTAGAAACGATAGCCCTACGCGAAATTTAGGATATGTGACAGCAGGCGCTCAATCAGGGGATGCTATCTTTTTTGTTGGTCAAGATGAAAAACAAAACTTAGGTGTTTACACATTAGATGGCTTTAAAGTAAATAAAGTGTCAAACTCTATTGTAGACCGAACTTTACAAACCTTTTCATCTGTAGACAATACTAAAAGCAATGTCTTTTTAAATCGTGATGGTTACATTGTATCGACAAATGGACACACATTCTATGTTTTAGTTACTAGCCAAACTACTTGGGTTTTAGATATTGACGAAAAACTTTGGTATGAGTGGACTGGCGCTGATGGGCAAGCTTTAAACATTGAAGCTGCTTGGGGTATGTTTAATGGTGCTTGTTATGTTGCTATTGGTGGAAGAACAGAAATGTCTAAGTTTTCTCCTACAGTTTATCAAGACTTTGGACAAAACTTTATCTGCAGATATGTTACTGAAAACATTGATGCAGGTAGTATGAATTGGAAAGTTGCAACCCGTTTAGTAGTAGATGGTGCTCAACAAAACTTCACAGGCTCTAGTAATCTTTCAGTCTATTGGTCAGACAATGACTGGGCAGACAGTGGTACAGCTTTTCGAGTAATTAATGTTTTTGGTATTAGCCCAATGATGTATAACTTAGGTCGTTTTAGGCGTAGAAGTTTTAGACTAGAGTATGCTGATAACTATCCCTGGTTTATTTCAAACTTATATTTAACTGTTAATATTATGGGACATTAAATGGCAGAGATTCTTCCTCCACCTCCAATAGGGGAACCTTTTGCTTCCTATCAATGGGATGACTGGTATAGAAAAGTCAGACAAACTATTAACGATGGGCAGACAATTTCTTGGGCAGCTATCACAGGTAAACCCTCTCTAGTAGAAACATCAAGAATGATTAATACTAATGCACCTTTAACTGGTGGTGGTTCATTGGTTTCTGATCGCACTTTAGATATTAATGTTTTTAGTAGTTCAGTAAAAGGGGCTGTTCCTGCTTCTGGTGGAGTAGGAACAAACTATTTATCTGCGGACGGTACTTTTAAAAATCCTTTAAGTCGTACTATTTCAGTAACTGGAAGTAGGGGCGGTAATGCTGCCTTAGCCTCCCTACTTACTGCTTTAGCTGGACTTGGTTTAATTACAGACGGGACAACACCATAATGTCAATTGATTTTAACGCAAATCCAAGACCCTCAAAATTTTCTTCCCCTGATGATCCTTCTTCTGGTCCAGCAGGAATGTGGTGGGGCGGCGAATATGTTCCTGGAGATTTCGGAGATTCTGGAACTGGTGTGGGAAGCTGGGCTCCATATGATTGGGGCAGGTTTCAAGACAGCCCTCTTTTAGGGCAGCTGTTAAATTACAGTGGCGACATGTACTATTTTCTTGGAAGTGGGGATAGTGACAGCAGCTCAAACTTAGAATATACTCCAGGCTTTTTAGAAGCTTTAACAAACTCGGGGATTTCTCAAGGAAGACTTACAGGAGATAATTGGGGCGGGGATGTTGCCTATCTTATTAAAGATGGTAAACCTGTACCAAATAGTTATAACTATAGGTCTTACGCCGAGGGGCCAGCTTGGGACTTAGCAACAGGTTTAGTCGCCTCAGCTATTATGCCAGGTGGCTGGGCTGTGGGTGGGCCTAGCACAGGAATTGGTGGTGGTTTAGGTTTTAGTGGGGCTACTGCTACTGGGATTAACGCTGCTTTTAACACAGCTATTCTAGCTGGTGGAAGTGGAGCAGAAGATAGAGATATTGCTAAAGCAATGCTCACTTCTGCTGGAAGTGCTTTTCTCCCTAACATGGGACAGTATATTGGTATTGACAATCCTGAACTACAAAAGGCTTTTAATGGTATGGTTTCAGGGGCTGCTGGGGCTTCTATTAATGATGGGGATGTTGGGGTTGGTGCTATTACTGGAGCAATTCCAGGTCTTGCATCTTATGCTGGAGGAAGATTTATGAATACATCGTATGTACCTACAAGTACAGGACAGTCTTTAATTAACGAAACTAATCAAGCTTCAATGCTGCCTAGAAGTGGATTCGGTACAGCCCCACAAATGAGTCAAGTGCCTTCTTATGTTGCTCCTAACAGTCCGATGGCTTACACCAATTCACGATCTTCTAGTGGTTTTGAAATGCCTGAGCTTTCAGAGTTTTTTGGTAAACTTACTCCCTCTTCTCCAGAAGGCTGGGGCAACTTGGCCCAGGGTCTTGCTGGTATGTTTATGGGTGGTATGCAATATCGCAAAAACCGACAACTTGAAAAACAGTTTGGTGCAAATCGTGATTCCTACCAAACAAACCTACGTAGACAGCTACAACGCCGAGACGCAGCTTCTGGTCGTAGAAGCAACTACTCAGGTAGAGAAACACAGCTTGCTGCGGCACTAGCAGAACTTGATAGCCGCAACATGCCTGCTATTTCTTCTCTACAAAGCAACCAGCTTCGTGGTCTTGCTGACATGTTCCAAAGCGGTCTTCGCTACGCAGGAAAGCAAGGAGTGTTTGGAGACCTTACTCCTAGAGACAATCTACCAGTTAGTTCTTTCTTACCTTCGCTAGCGCCTATGCCACAAAGCTCTAATGTATATGACACTTCATGGATGAGTGGAAACGGTTTAGGGGATGGATATTTATCTCGTAGAAACCGACTTGGAGGTATGTAATGAATACTATTGCTGAACTTGGAAGACTTAATCAAGTTCCTATTGACATGACTCTTGAGGGTTTAGCAGCCCTCAATCGTACACAACGTAGTGACCAGATTGGACTGGAAGAGCTTGCTCGTCAACAGCAATTCAATCGCCAAGCTGACCCCATGCGTCTACAGCAAATGCAAACTACAAATGACATTGGTTTACAAGACCTAGCTACTAAGACTCGTACAAATAGAGAGCAAGACCAACTTTCTCCAGTGAGGGTCATGGCTGAGTACAAAGGTTTTTTAGCTAAAGCTAGTGAAGCAGATTTAACTATGGCTGAGAACAAATGGAGAGACATGGCTATGTCTGACGATCCTAAAGTTGCTGCTCTAGGGAAACAAGGTCTTGCCACTACAAAAGAATTCTTGATGCAGCGAGTTAAAGATGAGGCTGATATGGCTCGTGTTAAACAACAAGGGGCAAACCAACTTGCTGTGGCGAATGTTAATGCCGCCTCTCGTGAGCGAGCTGCTTCTCTAGCTGCTGAGGCGCGGAAGACACTACAAACAGCTAAAACACCAAAAGACTGGGAAGAGTATGCTGTTCGTATGCAACAGCAACTATTTGCTGAAGGTGATCCAGAAATCCGTAGTGTTATTGCAGGACAAATTCAATATGCACAGCAAATGGCTGAAAGACTTAAACCTCCTCAACAACAATTCCCTGGTTTAGGTACAGTTGATCCTCGTGGAAACATTCCACCACCTCCTGCTGGAAACCAACCAAAACCACAACAGGCACAACACTCTTTAACACAGCTTAGAAGTATGTACCCTGGACGAAGTGATGCTGAGATTAGAGCTGCCTACAAAGCACGATTTGGAGTAGAACCTAAATGAATGATCCACTAGGACTCTTTAGTCAAGATGATCCTCTAGAGTTATTTAAAAAGCCTGAAGCCCCGAAAGGGGCTCAAGCACGTATGGAAGACTCTGCTTATCAAGAGTATGTAAACTCTGTTAAAGAGAGGCAAGATCGTGTGTCTATTCCTGGTGCTGAAGAATACGACAAGGCTGAGGCCATGTCTTTTGAGGACTGGAAAAAGAAACGAGACACTAAGAGCCGTAACAAGCAAATTGGTATGTTAGAAGCTGGTGCAAGTTTCTTGACAGGTATTCCTGCGACTATGGTTGGAGGTTTGGCTGGTTTTACTGCTCCTATTAATCCTTTAACAGATAGAAGTCCAGAAGAGTTTTTTGGCGATGTAACTAGTCTTCTAACTTACACCCCACGTACTGATGAGGGTCAATCTTTTGTTAATACTGCTGGTCATGCTTTACAAGCATTTCCGCCTGTAGGTGCTTATGTGAGTTCACCAGCTATGCGCGCAGCTCGTAATAAAAAACCCACCATGCAAGAACGTATTGCTGAAGCTCGCCAAGAAGCTCCGAAACAACCAGAGCCAGTTGTTCCAGAGGAACAGCAGCCTTTTGTTGTAGATAGTGCTGGTAATGCTATGCGACCAGAAGACCTTATGTGGCGTGACCGTGCTCAGGCACAGCAAATTGAGGCTCTACGTCCTGTAGACAACGAGCAAGTTCGTCTTCTTGAAGAAGCTGTAAATGAGAATGCTCAACGTGCTGTAGAACGTAGATTGGCTGAATTAGAGGATCAAGTGCGTCTAGCTACTGGCAGAAGTCAACTAGAGCAGAATAATGCCTCTAAACTGGAAGCACAACCCACTGGTTATGCTGAGTGGGTGGAAATGCAGCGTCAAGCCGCGAACACCCGTATTCCAGGCAACAACGATCCACTTGATTTAGGGCCAGCTCGTCTTACTAGGGCTAGCCAGTACCCAGACATTAACGACTTTCCTAATCTACTACAGGAAGCCCCATACCAATATGAAGGTGCTTTAGACCCTGGTATTAATGCTCAGAGAGCACTTCCTATTGAAGTGGCTAACATGCTTCGTACGGGTGAGAAGACTCCTGACCCATTTGCGCGTGTTTCTACACGACAGAATGCGAACAGAATGGCACAGCCCCTAGAAGATCGTATTGCAGCTCTAAACCGCTCTGAGGCCCTTCCTGAAGACATTGCTCGTATGGAAGGCGAAGGTGGTGTTAACAGTGGTATGTCTCGTGGACAGCGTGGTGCTATTAACATGGATATTTTCCGTGATGATTTCCAAGAAATAAAAGAACTACCAAATGGTATTAAACTTGTTGCTCAAGGGCGAGAAGACCAACAACTTCTTGTAAAAGCGTTTAATAGTAAGAATGAATGGCTTGGAGAAGTTGTCTTTTCTCCTGATGATTATGCCAATCCCACACCAGCTTCAAACTTAGAATCGACAATTACTCACGTTAAAGAGGGGAGTCGTAGGCAGGGCCTCGCTGGAGAGCTTTATAGATTTGCTTCAGAACTTGGAAATGATATTTTTCCGTCACAGACAAGAACACCTGATGGTAAAGCCATGTGGCAGGGCTTTGAAAAGAAAGGTATTGCCTCTCAAGGAATGATTCGTGGGCAAAGAGGTGGTGTAGACTTAGAAGCTTTGGGCTTTAAATCTGGAGACTCAGCAGATAAGCTTGTTAAAGACCTTCTTGGTAAGAAGTTTTTTGCTGAACCACCTAAAGCTGAAAACATCGTTGCAGATGCCATCAAAGACGGTAAAGACAGCCGGCAGTCGATTAATTTCTCTTCTGGTGCTACACTACAGGCCATGAAAACAAAAAGCCCACTCATTCAAGGGGTGGGCCGCATTACTCAAAGCTTTAAAAACAAATCAGATAACATTATTCGTGAAAGTGTATTCCCGGTTGAAGATGGTTTCCGTAAGCTGTCTAGAAAAGACGTTGAGGAACTTGCTGATGTATTCAAAGACGAAATGTTTACTCGTGAAAAGCTTACAGCAGAACAAATAAACAAACTAGGTTTGTCAGACAAACAACTACTTGCTTATCAGAAATTACGAGAAATGCTTCGTACTGCTTACGAAAACCAAAACAATGCTCGTATTGAAACAGGTAAAGACCCAATTACTGAAGCAGAGTATTACATGTCTTCAAGATGGCAGGGAGACTTTCGTATTCCCCTAAAGGATAAGGATGGCAACCTTGCTTGGTATGTGGCTGCGGACAACAAATGGCAAGCAAACAAACATGCAGACGCGGTTGCAAAGCAGTTTGGACTTACTAAGGGTGAGATGTCTGTAGTTAAGTCTAGTCGTCGTGGTGGGGAAATGGGAAATGATCTTTACATTAGTATGATTAATGTACTAGGTAAAGACAATCCAATGGTTAAAGAAATTAAGAATTGGCTAGAGACATCAACTTCAGATGAGGCTGCTGCTGTACGTGGACAACTTAAGCATTTTGAACCTAAGAGCAACACTCGTGGGTTTGTGGGTGATAGACCATACAAATCAGCTAGTGCTGAAGCTCTTGACCTTATCCAAAGCCAGATTAACTATGCAAAGAATGCCCACTACTGGGCTGAAATGCAAAGAGCTGGCGCTGAGGTTAAGAAGGTGTTGACTGATGAAACTCTCAATCAAACCCAACCACGCAACATGGAGTATGCTAAACAGTATTGGTTAGATCAAGTTGGCTTCAATGAGTCTAAAGTAATTAAAGCTATTGAGGATTCTATCCGTGGTTTGGGTGTTAGCCCTAATCAGCTTGGTAGGGGAATTAACAACGTTAAGAACCTTTGGGTAATGCAGAAGCTGGCAGTAAACCTAGGCTTCATGGCTTCTAACGTTATGCAGTTTGGAGCAACATTTCCACACCTACTAGACTTGCAGAAACAGTATGGTGGTAATCCCGCCACTAGTTTGATTAACGGAATGCTTACTGGTACAATGATGGCTACTGGTCACAAGACACAACAAAACCCTAAGTTCTACAAAGCTGTGGCTATGTCTCCAGGCGACAACAAGTTCCTCCTGGAAGCAATGCGTTACGCAGAAGACAACAGCGTTATTGCTCGAAGCATTTACGACGAGTCTCCAATTGCTTCTAGTTTTAGCCCTTATGCTAATGCTATGAACTTTGCTGGTAAAACAATCAGTACACCGGAGACTTACCTACGCTCTATTGTTTATATGTCTTACGCTCATCAACTTAAGAGCAGTGGGAAGTTTAAGAACAACCTGGAGCTGTTTAGAGAGGCCGAAGAACGTACTAACGCCAGTATGGGTGACTACCGTGAGGGTGAGCGAGCTATGGTGTTCAGCAAACTAGGTCAACTAGGTAATGCTGCAAACACTCTACAAACTTTCCCAATGAACTACTTTAACCAATGGAGTTGGGCTGCTAGAGAAGCAGGCCGTGGTAATCCTATTCCGGCTGTCACCATGTTTGCTATGCAGGCATATCTGGCAGGTATGATGGGTATTCCCCTTTTCTCAGAACTAGACAGAGGTTTGGAACTTATTAAGGATTGGCTATCTTCCGAATACCCACAATATTGGGCAAAAGTAAAAGACTTCAACCTAAAAGAACAAGTGCTTTCACTTCCTTTTGGAGAAGAGATTCTTTATGGTCCCCTATCAACTCAAACTGGCCTTGGTTTAACCAGTCGTGCAGCAGCTCCCGTTCCTTCAGAAATGGTGCAAACTCCGTTTGCTCCGGCTGTAGACATGGGAACACAGGCTGTACAGGCTGGTAAAGCTATTCTTGATCCCTTAGATGAACAGAAGCGAGACCAAGCATTAATGTCTATATCTCCTACTGGTATTCAAGGATTCTTAGAAACAGGACCAATGAAAGACCAGGTTGCGGGCGAGTTCAATCCTGAAACTGGAACAACAACTTACGGAAAAATCCGAGATATGGCAGCGCGTGAAGCAACTGTGGAACGCACACCAGAAGAAGAAAACATCCGTAAATATGGATTCCGTGCTCAGAGTGAGGTTGTTCGGAAAGACTTGGAGTTTATTACAGGCAAGCGTGCTGCTCAAACCCGTAATGTACTGCGTGAGCTTCCTGATAAGATTTACAACGAACTACGTAAAGCAGACGCGGAAAAAACTGAAGAGCTTGTAAAACTGTATGGAAGCCTGGGTGGCGATCCTCGGACTCTTCTTTCTAGTATGGAAACCCAAGCTAAAGAAGAACTCCTAGTACCCAGCAAGCGTAGCATGTCTGTTCAGAGACCAGCTGTTGAAACGGTAAAGCAATACAAACTACTGCAAGATACTTTAAGGAAACTTGGATATGTCGAATGATATTGATTGGTCTAAATATCCTAATTTTAAACCAGAGGAATTCCTATGTAAGCACACTGGAAAATCTGGAATTAAAAAGGAACTACTAGGCAAACTACAAGAACTAAGAACTCGATTTGGGAAACCTCTGAAGGTCACTAGTGGGTATCGTGATCCTACGCATCCAATTGAGGCTAAGAAGGAGGCACCAGGGCCGCATACAACCGGCTTGGCTGTTGACTTGGCGGTGCAAGGAAAGGATGCTTATGTTGTAGTTGGTTTAGCTATGGGGCTAGGATTTACAGGAATTGGTGTAAACCAAAAAGGAGCTAGGGGGAGATTTATTCACCTCGACCTCCTGAAAACTTCCTTACGTCCAATTATTTGGTCTTACTAAAGTAAGAGACACAAAAGAAAAGGGGGCCATTGGCCCCCTTTTCTTTTTTTAGAATGAATAAACTTTACAACCTAAACCAGTAAACACATCGTGCTTAGACGCCACCTTAATGGCTTCTTCTACCCCACTACCAGCACTAATAGCACCAAGGGCAAAAGGCCCGCCAGAACCAATAGCGTGTGGTTGAGTGTAGACACTCCAGTTGTTAAAGTTATCAGAATACCAGATTTGTTTTCTGTTGGTAAGTACAAGAAACTCTGTGTTTTTAATTCGAGGTACTTTTAGATTTTGGTCTCTAAGCCAAGCTAACACATTACCCCAATCACTCATAGTTCCGGCAAACCCAATAAAAGCTTCTTCAGCTCCCCAAAGGTTATTTACAAGTGGACCTTCTACTCTTTCAATTTTAGTGTCAACCTTCAGAGGCTGTCTTCCATTATAAGTAACCTGTAGGTCACAGGCAATTTCAGTTTTTGTTGCTACTATTGTAGTCATTACACTCCGTCATCCACCCAGTCAGATCCCCAATTAGAATCAAACTTTTTGGAACATAAACAGTTACGTTGCCAATCCTCATACTTTTCCCATGTGCGGCAGTTACACCGTACACTAACATCATACGCCGCAGGAGCCTCCGTGGCCGGTAATTTCGCAGATATCGTTCTCTTCATACACTGTGCCTTTGTTGTTTCTGGCTGTTTCGTAGTCACATTCTGTGATGGGCTGACCTCCACGACTTCCATCTGGATAACAGGTGAAGCCTCGTAAGCGCGGCGCAAACTTGGCGAGTGTCGTAGCGAATGTATTAACGCATGCTTCATTGTTTTCTTTAGTACCCCACGCTGGGAGGTTGATAGTGGAGCTAATTGACATGTCAACATAATCTTGAATGTCTGCTTGGAATTTGATTCGTTGCTCATAATTGTGGCTTAGTTTGTATGCTGTGTCAATTGAGTCTGGTTTAAGGCCATATTCATTAATGAGTCGATCTGCTGTCGCATCGACAACGTACATATATTTCCACTTGGTCCCTTCCGTGAGGAAGCGACGTTTGTAAGCAACTGCAAATAGCGGTTCAATTCCTGTAGTTGTGGAAGCAAGAATTCCAATTGTTCCGGTCGGCGCAATTGCTCGATACGCAACAGGCCGGCTGATATAGAAGCGATCACAGTGTTCATCTGCTGCTCGTTTTGATTCATCTTTGTATACCTCCAGCCAGGACTTTAGTTCTGGCGTAACCTCGTATTGTTGCCCTCTTTGGAGAAGCCATTCGTGTATCCCCATGAGACCAAGCCCAAGCCTTCGATTTTTCTCTCGTACCTTATATACTTTTTCATATGGCAAGTCCGCACGTAGAGTCCCGCACACAAGGAATTTAGATGCGAGTTGTACCACATTTTTGAACTCTTCCAAACTTCTAATGTTGCCAAGATTAATACTACCAAGGTTGCATACATCGCTGTCATCTTCTGACGTAACTTCGGTGCAGGCGTTTCGTAAGGTTTCATTTTGTTTATTTCCAAAGTTAAAAGAGAAGCCAGGTTCTCCTGTCATCATTGCTTGACGACAGTTGTCGAAGAACACTTGGTTCTTCTCCAAGCCTCCGGTTAAAGCAGCGTCATCATAATTGACGCTGATGTTAGTCATGTCAAGCGGAGCCCAGGCATTAAAATCTTTCTCTTTAGCAGCCTTTACATCTTCTGACCAATTTTTCGCTCTAAGGAACAGAGGAATGTCTTCATGTTGCCAATTGAGCGAAGCGTAGATAGCGGAACGGCGGCTTCCCCCTTGCATAACATTCCGTCCGATTTCATTGATTGCATACATGAGGGGGATAGGGCCACTAGCGACGCCACCAGTTCTTGATAGTGGCTTTCCAGACGGGCGAAGTCGTGAGTAGTCAATGCCAATTCCGCCTCCAGTCATTAAACAACTCATTGCTCGCCATGTTACGTTGCTCCATTCTTCTCTGGTGTCTTCTTCCGCTCGCAAAAGGAAACAGTTATTGTAAGCTTTGTATGGTCTTCCAGCGTAGTATAAGTATCGTCCACCAGGAAGAAACCGCATTTCCTTAATGTGTTCTGCAAGCTCTTTTCTATCTGAGTCGGACATAAGGGCTGGTTGCGTATCCCATCGAGTGCCACATACGTCTTCAATAAGACGGTCTGCAAGGGCATCCCATGTGTCATTTGGTCCTTGTGCATATTTATTCCGGAAGATCGTTTCGGCGAATGTGGTCTTGAATCTCTGTTTCTGCATTAGATAAATATTCCTTTAGTTCTTGTTCTTTTTCCGTGTCTTCTTGAATACGTTTACGATATTTAATAGCGTGATTGTGATTCTTAGATAGCCAGTCGTCTACTTCTGTTTTAATTGTGCGCTGTCGCTTGGTCATACAGTTTAGGGAGGTTGTCTTCAATCTTATCAATAAAAGCATCTACAAGCTCTTCTGAAGTAATTTCCAGAAGCTCTAACAGAGTAATTTCATCTAAGCCACGAAGCTTCTCCAACAGTTCAAACTTATCCATTGTTGTTTTCTTTCAGCAAACAAGTTTACCGATTATCCCCACTACCCATAATTACATCACGAAGTTTACGACTCTGTAGCTTGTCTAGATTGCCCATAGCAACTTCAGACAGCTTCCAACCATTATCATACGCCACCTGACTGAGATACCATAGGATGTCTCCAAGTTCTTTATGCAGCTTGGTGCCTGCTACATCCATGTCATAGTCTCCACGCAGGAGGCGTTTAAACACACCGGCAACTTCTCCTGCTTCTTCCAGAAGACCCATTACACGCTCTTCTGGTGAGGCTTGTGGAAGACGATAGGCAGTTGCTTCTTCTTGATATTTATCTAGTTCCATTATTACCTTTCAATATTTTTAACAGGAACCCATGTTCCTGGAGAAACAGCAGAAGCTTGCTTCGATGTTTCCACTTCAACTAGTTTTTCTAGAAAATGAATTGCTTTTTTAATATCCTCAATACCATTCTTGTCGCGCCAGCGCGCAATATATTTAAGAGCAGTTCCTTCTAGATAACCTAGATTCCATTTAATCACTACGTCCCAAGGCTGTAAGTCACCATACTTCTTGTAGTGACTACCACCTTCTTGCTTGTCATTTGCTGTTGTCATTCCAATTCTCGCTACAGGATGATATGGTTTATACGGGTACTTTTCTAAGATGTCGTCTAATAGACTCATAGATATTTCTTTTTGAGGTATGATAGGGATACGGGCATTAGATCAAACTCACCCTCATTCACTTCATGAAGAACTAAGATACCTTGCCAATGTTTATTACCTTGCGGACCTAAGTAGTCTTCTTCGTGCTCATAGCATGAGCCAGCGATAACACTAGTTAGTCTTTTACCGTCGGCTCGGTATGCTGTTGCAATTTGCAGTCCTTGTTGATGGCCTGCGACACAAGACATGTGCTTTTTTGCCAACTGAAGTTGAGCACTAGGAGCAGGGCGACCAGCAATACCAGTAGTGAAGTAGTGACAGTATGCCACACCGTCGATGACCACAGGTACAAGGAATGGATAAACTTCCCACCCATACTCAGAATACTTTAGGTCTTGAAGTCCAATGGTGCCGTCGAGCTTTGCATCATTTTCAACCGCTCGACTAATTCGCTCTTCGTGATTCCCCAGTGTAAGTACCATCCGCGGATTGTATCGCTTACCATGTCCTTTTTTAGCACGCTGATTGAACGCTTTGATCGGTGCCAAAAGAACTTCCATAGCGTCATGCGCTGCTTCAATGTCAGCTTTATACCTTCGTCCCTCGAAAGTTTTTTTACCAACGTCATAGCTGCTAAGGCTAGGCATGTCTGCAAAGTCACCGATGTTAACCAGGACATCTGGCTGTTTTTCGACGATGTAGTTTCCGATTGCTTTAAGAAAAGCCGTATCATTTCCTGGTTTAAACTGGACATCTGGCAGCACCAAGTGTTTTTTTGTCATACATAAGTCTTTCTAATCCACTCTGCAAACAAAAGTAACTCCTCTTTATTAGCTGTAAATTTCATACTGTTTGCCTGGTGGCTAATTACTTGAATGTTATCTTTTGTGTATCCTTTGGTATTGTCAATTCTGTCCAGTGATGGAGAATTCATACGACCTCCAGGATTACCATGACCAGCTTTAACTACAATTGGAATACCTAAAATTGGACAAGTTTCTGGGATAACAATATCCTCTGGAGAAATGGTAAACTCTAAATTTTTCTTTTTAGCTCTATCTTTTGCCGCTGAATATAGAGACATGTGTGGATGTTTATCTCGATAAACCTGATAATACTTTTTATGTTTATCAGACACAGATGCCCCCGCTAGTTCTGGGTATTTTAATCGTCGTTTAGTCATTTAGAACTGGATTACCTGTGTCGTCAATCTCAGGGCCTACAACACCAAGATGAGCTGCAATACCTGTAGCCATTGCCAAATTCATAGCAAACTGAAGGAGGACACTAGCTTGCTGCTCAGACAATGTTGCTGTGAATTTAACACTACCATCGTCATTAAATACTGGAACTTCAATCTTCATTAAAATCTCCGTTAACTGTAATTTTATCTATTGTTGTATTCTCTGGCCCACTCACTTTAATGGAATTTAATGCTGCTAGTTGTACTCTTGGTGTAGCCCTCATAGTGTCTAGTTGCTTTAATAGTTTCAACACCCCTTCACTTTGGGCTTTTACCGCTTCAGGAGAAATTCCAATATAAACACCATATTTCATGATTTTTCTTTCTTTTCTTTTAGTGTTTTCTTTTTGTGACAAGGTTTGCACAACACCTGCAAGTTGTCAACATCACAATATAGATTGATAATGAAGTCGTCCCAGGAGGTGAATCCGGTCTTGACATCAACCACTGGTCGTATGTGATCGACCTCCACATTGGTAGACGTAAACTCCCCGTTACAGGAGTTGCACCGATAATGTTGGGCGAGTCGTCCCGACTTCTTGTTAATCTTTTTAGTAGTTTTAGCATTGTTTAATGTTTCATATTTAGGGGGCCACCTACGTGTACCACTTCGTAACACAGAGACAATAAATGCTTTTTTGCGTGCAGGGGACCATTCTTTAATCATCAGAATCTAAATCACGCTCTCGATATAATCGACAAGCTTCATCGTAGCCTTCCCAGTTATCTACACCAGCTTCACGAAGACATTCTAGAAAAATTGAGTCGTCTAACAGCTGTTTAATTTGATCTTCAGTTAGGTTCATAAGGATCACTCCAAATATCTCCAAGCTTTCTCCAAATCCAAAGACATTTAGCTGTCATTTCAAATTCCTCATAGCAGGAGAATAAATTGCTTACACACTCATAATATAGTTTGTTTACGTCAGTTCCGTTACGTAACGCTTCCTCATCACATGCGTCCAGAAGCTTTTTGGCCTTTTTTGGCCCCAGTCCAGGCACGCCTTTGATTCCGTCAGCGGTGTCACCGACAATACACTGATAATAGAAATGACGAATAGCTTCTTCAGGTGATACAAAATAGTGTTCTCTTTTTACAAAATTATAATGCCATCCTGGAATCATATCCAGGTCTTTGTCAATAGTAGCTACAATTGCGGTATCGCCAAGCTCTACCGCCCTCACTCCCAACATATCATCAGCTTCACAGCCGTCTGATGTATTGGCTTGGAAATGAACTCGCATGTAGTCTTTAACTTCATGCTCCCATTTAGGACGTTTAGCATCTAAACGATTGGCTTTGTACTCAGGAAATACATCATATCTAAAGTTGTTCTTCCCTGAAAGCCAGAGTTCCATGCTTGATTGGTTACAGGCTTCTGCAATGTCTCTAAGCATAAAGTCTGCTCTACTACAAGCAATGAAAGGCTCTGGCTCATCCTCAGCACTAAACGCAGCTCTGAACGCCACTATGTCCGCATCGACCAAGATCATAGAACATCCTGACTATGGATGTCAACATAGAAGGAACTACTCGGCCACCGGCTCTCTAGGTTTTCTTTTTCTAGGAGACTTTTCTCATGTTCGGCTTTAGCTAAACTGTCAAAAACAGCCCAGATGGATTCACCATCATAATGCCACCCTTTAACGACAATATAAACTTTCAAATTTTATAACTTTCTGTAGTGTTAAAATCTGTAGTGTAAACCACTTTCCTAATACCTACACTTTCAATGAGGCGCTGACACGCTTCACAAGGCTTGGAACAGCCAACAGCACCACCAGCGGTAAACCTACTAACGTATAGAGTAGACCCTGCCAAGTCTTCCAGACGATTGGACTTAAGAAGTTTAAGAATTGCATCTGCTTCAGCATGTAAAGTTGGCTGCTTCAATTCTTTTGTATATCTTCTTTGGTTGAAGCCTGTTGAAAGAATACGACTACCTTTAACAATTACAGCACCTAGTCGATGCTGTTTGAATAAGCTTTTTTTGGCAGTTTTCTTTGCTATACGAATTCCCTTATCTTGGTTTTCGCTATAAGTTGACATTTACTTTCCCATAAACCCTCTGCTACCGGAGTAGCTGAAATTTCTACTGTATATCCTTTCCGCCATGCCCAAGCATAGGCAGCATCACGAAAGCGTTTCCGGTCTTTAATATCTTGTGGAGGAGTAACCACATAGTCACCCCTCCGTGTTAGATACTTACTAAACTGGTATTTATCTTTAGGAAAGATTTTATAGATCGTTGTCCATCTGTTCCAGTGGGATGTCATAAATAAAGTCTACGAATTGTTGAGCAATTTCTGTAACATCATTTACACCAAAATCCCCTTCTTTTCGTGTTGCTTTCATATATTCAAGGGCATTACTAATTGAACTCTGCTTGATGATGTACAGCTGCTTCAGCTTACGCTCTTCAGGGGTTTCATAGGTGCTCTTAGCTACTGTAGTAGAAGCAGCCTTACCTGGAGGCATTGAGCCGCCTGTAGCCGGAGCTACTGCAGTCCAAGTGTTATAGCCCTTATCATTCTTACCTACAGTGACATCAAACTCTTGACCTGGGTTGGCATCTTTAATTGCCTTAAACACCGCAGGGTTGGTGAAGGACATTAGTGTGAAGTTTTGCTCACGACCATTAGCATCGTATGTTACGACAGCCTTTTCATAGCTACGACCCTTACCACTTGGTACAGTTTCAACAGAGACATTTACAATTTTAATTAGCATTTATTTCCTCTTGGAAAATGTTTTTGTTTACACAAAAGATGTTGGAGCGGGCTGGGAGAATCGAACTCCTTGTTTAGAACCAACTTGGAAGGATGGCGGGGGTCCAACCCCCTACAACCCGCATTATTTATAGAACTAGTTCTTTCATTTCAAGCTTGTTTTGACCAGCTTGAATTTCGCAAGATAAAGGGAGACTGAAATTGTAATCAAAGTGTTCTCTACAAAGGTTTGGAACAGCTTCAATTGCATTTTTCAACTCCATACTTATAGTATAGCAGTTTTTTGAGGGTGTGTCAACAACTATCGAGTCGTGGACAGTGCCAACCATCTTAAATTCTAGGCCAGTGGCTTTGAGTCGCTTGAATGCTTCAATTCTAGCAAGCATTACAAGGTCTGCTCCAAAGC